CATCTGTATTCTGTGTGCCACGCTGTCCTGTGGTAGGGTTGGTTACGATCCAATCGCCGCCAGTGGCGACGCCGCCCAGGCCTCCATAGAACCAATTATTTGTGATGTGCGTGTTCTTACTGTTTCTGAATAAGGCGATGCCCTGCGTGTTACCGTTTGTGTGGCAATTTTGCACCGTAACGTTAGTGCACGCACGAACGGTGATGCCCCAATTTGCAGCGGTCGATTGCGACATTGTGATGCCGTCGATCACGACGTCGCTGATGTTGTCGCAGCAAATGAACTCGTTTTTGTAGGCGACTTCCGTGTTGTCTTTATACAGAGTGCCCGGGCCGCGAAAGCGGTGCCCGTTGCGTAGCGTGAGTGTGTAGCCTGTGATGTTGTAGGTCTTACCTGCCTTCAGGTAGACATTCGTGTTGGCATTCAGCGCAGCCTGGATTTCCGCAGCATCATTAGCGATGCCATCGCCGACGGCGCCATAGCTATCGACACACACGCCGTTGGAGCGGTCTGATACGGCGCCGAAGTGAAGCGCGGAAGTGCCAACGACTTGCGGGTCGGATGAGATGAGAACGAAAGAGATGCCGGCGTTGATCGTGCCGTCGGTAACGTAGACGCTGGTTCCCTTGACGAAATCGGTGTTTCCGTCGAAGTCCTTCGTGCGGGTCCACAGGCCGGATGTGACCGTATAGATGCCGTTCTGCGTCGCGTCGGTCTGATCTTTGACCAGCACGCGCATATTCAGACCGTTGGTTGCGTCGGCCGCGGAGAAAGTCACGCCGTCGATCGTCTGGTAGCCCGACAGAAAAAGGTTTGACCCCGTGGTCGCAACGCGCACAGGCTTTTTGGCGACTGTCGTGGCGGTGGCGCCCGACAGCCGGTTCATCGTGTCGACCATGCGGAATCCTTACTGGTAGGGCGTTCTGCGCATATTGTTGATGCGCTGCCATCCGCTGCGGGCGCGCACGAGGCGGCCGGCGGGCATAAAACTTTCGGGCTGGTTTACGCTGTCGCGTCCCTTGGAGATGTAGAAAGAGCGCTTGGCCTCTTTCTCGAGCTGCTCGATCTTCTGAGCGCCGGCGCCGGCGAGGTAGGGCGCCGCGCGATAGGCAAGCTCATCCACCACGGCATCAGCGAAAGAGGCGGGCCAGCCGCCGAGGTCGTAGCCGTGCGTATCGTCATTGCTGACGTACTGAAGGTAGAGCGGGGAGCAGTCGCAGAAGATGTACCCATTCTCGACCAGGAAATCGATGAGAGTAGGGCGAAAGCGGTTGTTGTCGCAGATGCGGATGATGCGCACGTAGTCTTCCGGCAGCTCGTATGCGAACTGATATCCGAACTGCGTGACTGCCGTGTCCGAGGGCTGGAGCTCTTCGGACCTGGAGGCGAATTTCCAGAATGCACCTTCGAGAAGGCGATCCACGGTGGAGGAGTAAACGCGATCGACGGCGCGCTGCTCGGGCCGAGAATCCGAGAGCGAGCTAAGGGGGCGCTGACCGAGCTTGATCAGAACCCTATTCGTAATTTCGAGCCGGTCAGGCAATTAAGCGGCTTCCGCTTTAATAGGATGCCGCCCCGTGGTGGGAGCCTTCTTGGCCGAGGCCCTCATCTGCTCCAACTCGCGATTGCGGATACTTTCAGCGTGCGCATGCGCCTCGGCAGGTGTCGGCATGCGTAAGCTGAGTTCGCGCAGGTAACGGTCGAGGCGGCTGTCCGCGGTGGACTTGGCCTTTATGCTGTGCTCAATGACTTCGTTTTCGTTTCCAATCACGCGCCATCCGGTGGGGAGCTGCTCGACGCGCGGGATGGCCTTGCCGTCTTGATTGAGCTTGACCACATCAAATTCCGCTTCGTTCTTCGTGAGGATGTCGCGGATTTCACTCGAGTGCATGCCGTGGTATTTCAGCGGCAGCATGCCATTGAGCAGGCGGATCTTGGCGCCGCCGGGCACGAGCTCATCGATCGTGACCTCCACATCGAAGGACTTGTCGGCCGCGAGGACACGGATTTTGTCGAGCTCGCGCAGGGCGTGCGTGCCGGATGCGTGGTGCTTCCAGAAAGTCGGGTTGAACAGATCCTCGAAAGACTCGTGCTCTTCGAGCTGAGTTGAGAATACCTGCCATTCCAGGCCGCTGAGATTTGCGGCGGAATTTGCGAATGCTGACAGGCGCAGGTGATTGGCCATGCTTGGGTGGTCCTTGTTTTTGGTGGGTATTTTCGAGAAGGGAAAAATGGACAAAAAGGAAATAGGAGAAAGTAATTGACCAGTCGGATTATTTTATGCAGATTGCATGCGCCCTCCTTGGGCGTTTCCTCCCTAGACTGGGCCGGCGCTTGGGCGTCGGTCTTTTTTTATGCGAGAAGAAAGAGGCGGCCGAAGCCGCCTCCTTTATGCTTAAGTGGACGAGAAGAACGTCACCGTTGCGCCGCCCGTCGAAACGGTCGAAAGCGCGCTGACCCAGGCCCAAGTGGCGCGGGTGCCATCGATGATGGCCATGATGTCGTACTTACGAATTCCGCGGCGGAAGCCATCGGTGAAGTACTGTGACACGCCGGCAACAGCCGTTGAGCTGTCCGTCGTGCGATAGACCCACATATTGCCGGCCGTGTCGATGTAAGACGCCGTCGAGGACGGGCCAAAACCACCGCCAACAGCAGGCAGGACGAGGTACGGCGTGGTAGAGCCAGTTGTAAGATAAGCCATTGTTCTGTCCCTCCCTTACGCGTACTGGCTGCCATCATGCAACATCTGGACGATACCAGCCTGCTGCAGGAGGATTGCGCCGTGGAAGAGCGATGCACGCGACCAGGAGAGATCCTGCTTGGCATCGTAATCCACTTTCACGTCCATTTCGGTTGCGTTGGCTGCGTAACCAATCGCGTTCTTATGGAACATGTAACACTTTTCACTGGACGTGCTTTTGCCGGTCAGACCGGGGTGCACAAACCAGTTGACGCCCATCCAACGACGCATTTGCTTCGCTGGTCCGTTGAAGGGCTTAATTTCGACGTAGTCAGCAGAGCTGAATTCCGTCGCCTGATACAGGTAGCCTTCAAAGGCTGGGGTGATCGCAGCGAAAATATTTTCCTCTTCCCAAAGCGGGATGAAGTTATTTCCGAGGATCGAGCGGGCGTGGATGATCATGGGCAAGTTGGCGGTAGTCGCTGTGCCCGTGGTCGATGTTGCTGTGTCCAGCTGCGCGGTGATGATCTGGTCGATGTTGCGGTTTAGGACCGCCACACTGGCCAGCTGCATGATTCTTTTCTGGTCACCTTGGCTGGCAAAAATATTGAATCCTGTCGTTCAGTAAAATGTTACTGATCAGACTATAACACCCTCCGTAGAGGTCCGTCCGGTTAGTCGTTGCGGATGGCATCTATCACTCTTCTGTTTGTTGCGAAGAATGAAGCCTTTCCTCGGATTGCGCCTTTCGGCGTTTCCCCGTTATTTAGGACAGATGAAACGGCGCACAAAGTTTACGCTCAACAACCCCCATTATGGGGGTCAGACTGTAGCTCAGCCCGCAGGCCTTTGCTCGCTCAGTCGTTGCGGGTAGGATTGCATTCTCTTCCTGGTTGCTTCGGAAGCGAAACCTTTCCCTCGTATCACGCTCAAAAGCGCTTCTACGTTATTCAGAGCAAAATCCGCTATTATGTTTACGGCGCGTGGAATTCATTCAGCGTGCAGGTTGACTGCACGTTGGAGACGGTGTTGTACGGGATAAGACCGTTTACACCGCGGGATACGGCAGCAAGGCCACCGGATCCGGCCACCAGGAACACTGCCTGGTTGCCTTTGATTACAGCTTCGCGAGTTGTAGTAGCGCGGAGCAAAGAATAGTTCTGCTCGACATACCCAAGAATTTTTCTTGAGATAGGCCATCACACGCCCCGTAGGGCTCCGATCGGTTGGCCGTTGCGAGTAGCGGAGGAGATCCTCAATCGCGCCCCGACTTGTTGTGGGACTCGATACGCTTTCTCTCGGGTTGCGCCTTGGCGTTTTCCCGTTATTTAGATCGGATAGCGCAAGAGTTTACGCTGCGACATGCTCTTTACGATCAAACGCAGAAATCTGCGGTTAGGCCATCGCTTCCCCTGCCGGGGTCGGGACACTTGGCCGTTGCTGGTGATGGAACGCAATCATTTGTTCTATCTTGTGCTTCTTCAACCTGGAATGGTTGACCATATCCGGAAGAAATTTGAGCGCAAACGATCGTTGCGATTTTCCCAAATTCCTTTCCCAGACCATGCAATTGTCAGATGCTGAGTGCTTTTTGATGTAGCCGCCGTATGCCTTTTGGATGAATTCCAAAACACAGGCATCGTTTATATGGCACGCTGCCTGAACAGAACATTGCATCCTGTCATAGGCTTTTCCATTGCGGCTACCGCTTTTGCAGCGCCCGGATCGAAAGCAACCATTGCCATCGAGGTAGCCCGCCATCCAAGCTCGCGCTGGAAAATTTTTGGGCTTAAGAGGGCCCGCATCTGAGCGTGATGATTTGCTAAACTCCCGCAACTCATCGCATTCGGCCTCGGATAGAACTTTTCCCCTGACCTCTTTCCACTTTTCGAACATCCGTTGAAAATGACGCGCTTTTACAGCCATATGCTTTACAAGCCTCGGGATTACCATTTCCAGGTCTCGCCTAGAGCTGATAACCCATCGGGTGAACTGCTCCCGTTCGCCGAAGCGACTAGAGGAGCCAAACCCTGTTGAGTATGGTAGGTCGAGCACAAAGCCATGAACATCGACGGCGTCGGACGCCGCCAAAGAAACCTTAAGGGTCACTTTCTGGCTGTTTTTGTCATTCGACGGATCAGAAAAATTGAAGCTAATGGAACCATCAGCATCAATAAGGCCAGACAAATATTTTACAGTTGACTCGTTCACTCTATATCTCTGTGTTGTTGTAGAGATTGATACATCGTCCATCAGGTTCTCCTACTCAAGTAGGGCTTCCTGTTATTCAGTCCCAAATCAGCAATCGTGTTTACTGAACCTGAAATGCCGAATCGGCCATTTCAAAATCCTTTCGTTTTGAGTTGTTGCTTGTTACTTTCGAGCCATCAGTAAAGGGTAGCCGACATCATTCTGCTCACGGGGTGTCCC